ATCTTTGAGGGCATGTATAATCATATTCTCACAGACAAGGGATTAGAACTTTTTGACATCGATTATCAGAAAACAATCGCGGAATTTACCTAAAATGCAAGCTGTAGTCTATTCAAAAGATAACTGCCAATGGTGTGATAGAGTAAGACAATTACTAAAAAGTGTAAAGATTGATTATATTGAATACAAATATGATCTAGACTTTACAAAACATGAGTTTCAAGAAGAGTTTGGTAGTGATGCCACTTTTCCTCAAGTGCAAATTGAAAATCATTACATCGGAGGATGTAAGGAGACTTTACAATGGTTACAAAAAGAAAAAATACTATGAAAGACTTCGATGAAGCCTATTTCATAGTCGAGAAAGCAATTGAACTTGCTTTCAAGGGTGATTTTGTTTTGAAATTTTATACTTACCTTGATGGTCAGGGTGTGAAGAAGAGACAAATCGAAGAGTTCATTGAGAGTTCTACTGCAAATGAATTATCTCAACAGGTTCTAGAACTCGAAGGATACATTAAAGGAGGTGACAAGACACTCAAAGAAGCCTATGGACACATACCAAAACCAAAGGCAAGAAAGATAAAAACTTATCTTTATGGTATACTAGAAGATGCATGGAGGTATAATCATGACAAAAGAAGAGGAAGAAAAAAACGTTCTAAATAAAGACAAACCCGAAATTAATCGGGGTGTAGAGTTGCTATTACGTAATAGGAGGAACGTTCAACCTAAACCAATCTTTCAGTTGAAGTTTAATTTTTTTAAAAGAGAAATAACTTTGACTATAAACAAAACCAAAAAATAATCTCTGGAGGCCTCATGTCAGAAACATTAATTGTAACTCTTACTCTTACAACAGTAGTTACTTTCCTTGCAATATTGGTAGGCGGTATGATAGGATGGTTAGCAAAGCAACACTCTTATGAGACTACACCCGAAACGGTGTATGCACATCCAGAGATGTTTGATAAAAATGGGAACTTATCAGCCGATGAAATTTTAGCAGTACGATTTGAAAATCATGACAACAACACCGAAGAAGAAGACAACAACGACTAGAGTGGTAAAGTTACCACCTAATCCTTTTATCCATGAGATACTAGATTATGTTGACTCTCAAAAAACTAAACCAAAGAAAGTTCAGGCTTTACAAGAGTATCGAGATGATTCACTTACTGCCATTTTAATATGGAACTTTGATGACAGAGTTACCTCTGCAGTTCCCGAAGGACAAGTTCCTTATAAAGAGAATGAGGTTCCTGTAGGAACTGATCATACATCTCTTCGTAGAGAGTGGAAAAACTTATATCATTTCATCAAAGGTGGTAATGATACATTAAGTTCCCTTCGTAGAGAAACCATGTTTATACAACTCCTTGAGGGATTACATCCAGAAGAGGCTAAGATTGTTTGCCTAGTCAAAGATAAGAACCTCACTGAGAAGTATAAGTTGACAAGAGAGATTGTTGCAGCAGCATTTCCTGATATTGCATGGGGGTTACATAGAGGAACATGAACCCAGAAGATTATTCTTGTGAGATTTTATTAGAGAAAACAACACCAGATAAAGCAAGGGATACATCTTTTCCTACTGATGCATATAATGTTGTTTACACTGTTGATGGTGAAGATAGACTTGATGTTTGTCGTGCACAAAAAGCTGCAAACATATTTGATCTATATTATGACAGATATAAGAATGTCAAAAGTATTGAGTATGGATCAGGAACTATTCCACCAAATCGTTTTGGTCTTAAACCACCACCAAAGAAAAAAGGTAAAACTGTAAGAGGTAAGTGATGAGTGACAAACTAAGAGATCAAATAAATGAACTCATTCGAGATGAGATTCAAGAGGTTATCAATGACTATGTTGATGCACAAGAGGAGACTCAAAAGGCTGGTCTTGGGTTTGTAGGAAAGGAAGATGAGAAAGAACTAAAGGTTAATGTTCGCAAAAGTGAGGTTGATAAGTTAATAAAAGAATATAAAAAGATTAAGAAAAAAGAAAGAAGTAATCTAAATAAGATCAAAAGTCTAGGATTGGTAGATAAGAACGGTAATCCCCTGTAACAATTAAGATTTGTTACAAAATGAACAATTAAATTAGCATATATAGGCTGAATGTGTTAATATAAACACATCGTTCATCCTATGATTGAGTTAGCTTTACTGGGACTTCTTCTTTCTGAACATAATAGTTTCCACTGGGAGATGACATGTGCAGATTGGAATCAAGCAA